TCAGCGGGTCGGCGTGGACTTTGCGCCGCGCCGATTCCTGACGTAGTGCTCCGTCATCGTGACCGACGAATGACCCAGCTGTTTCTGCGCCTCGCGGATATCGGCAGCTGAGTCGGCCTTGTCGGTACCGGCCTTGGCACGCAGGTCGCGGAGCTGGAAAGCGTCTGGGTTGATGCCGGCCAACGTGCAGGTGTCGCGGAACGAACGGCGCAGACGGTCATACGTCCAAGGCTGGCCATCCTCGCCCACAATCAGCCGTGTAGCGTGCACCTTGTAGCCGGCCTTGCGCTCGGCGATGCGGTCGATCAGCTGCGCCAGGTCGCCGGTGATCTCGATGCGCCGCTTCGTGCCGGTCTTGCCCTGCTTGATGTGCAGGAACCCATCGCGCATGTCCCGCTGGTCCATCCGCAGCGTGTCGGCCACGCGCTGGCCCGCCAGATAGGCAAGGTCCATGGCGTCGCGCAGCGGGCCGCTGGCGATCTTCCAGACGGCATCGAACGCATCATCCTCCACGTACACGTCGCGCCCCGTCTCGCGGTTGCCCTTGATGCCGGCGCAGGGGTTGGCCAGGCTCGTGTAGCCCTCGCCGCGCGCCCAGTTCCAGATATGCGACAGCAGGGCCTTTTCACGGTTCGCGCGGATCTTTGCCTTGGCGCTGCGCCAGGTAAGGTATTGCCGCACGTTGACCGGCTCGATCGCTTCCAGCGGACACGGTGGATCGTCGAAATAGGCCAGCAGTTGTTTCAGTTCCTTGGCATTGTCGAGTTGCGTGCGCGGCGCTTTCGTCGGAATGACGATGGCGCGGTACCGATCGGCGACATAGCGAAACGTGATCACCGCCGCCGGCTTCTCGTCGCTGGCACGGTGGATCTCGGCCCAGCGCTTGATGGCCAGGCCGTAATCACTGCCCAGCGGCTCCTCGCGCCGCGGCTTGCCGCCGTGGTCGTAGTAGTAGAAGGTCTTGCCGGATGGCTTCTTGCGCTCGCGAAGCTGCGGCACCGCATCCGGTCGTTTCGGCAGACGTCCCATTGTCACGCGGCCTTGTTCGACTTCCAGCGCATCGGAGCTTGCGCCTGATCGTGATCACCTTCAACTGCGGCACGCGTCACCACCGGCCAGCCGTGGGCGTCCACGTAGTGGCGGATGCCGTTCTTGCGCAGGAAGGCGCACTGGCCAGCCTTGAGCTTGCACCGCGTCAGGTCGGCAATCTCCTCGCGGGTCAGGGCGATGCTCATTCGCTGGTCGCCTCCGCATACGCTTGCTGGATCCGGTTGAACATCTCGGCATCGCCGCCCTTGTCGGGATGGTGTTGGCTGCGCAAGCGTTTGTAGGCGGCATCGATCTCGGCACGACTGGACAGCGCGGACGTGCCCAGCACGTCGCTCCAATGAGCGGAGCTGTTCTCGATCTCGACAAAGCCGGTGAATGCCCGGTTGAGGATTTCGGCACCGCCGTGGCGCTCGATGGCGCGCATGGCGTCCAGGGTTGCGGCGATGGCGGCGAGGTTGTCGGCGACGCGGTCATAGCGGTCGATGGCCATACAGCGCGTGTTCTTGGCCTTGTCGCGCCAGTAGACCGCGGCGCCGGGATCGGCGGGCTCGCGCTGGCCAGACTTCGGCCAGCCGTCCATGCGCAGCTCGAGGTTCGTGCTCACGACCAGGTCGTCGTCAAGGATCGACATGCGGCCAAGTTCTTCGCGCACGCGCGTCACGGCGTCGGCGATCGTCAGCTCGCGCTTGTTCCGGGTGAACGTGGCGCGCTTGCGCTGGTAGGACTTCAGTCGGCCCCAGCCATCGGGCCAGGTCAGTGGGAAGGCGGGGATGGTCATGCAACATTCCTCAGTGATTCGAATATGTGCATCGCTCCAGTCCTGGGCACGGCGTTGCCAAGTAGCTTCATGGCGTCGGCATGCCTCGGCGGCAGCACGTAATCGTCGGGAACCGTCATTGCCAGTCGCGCTTCCGTGATCGACAGCATGCGCATCCGGTCGCCGTCGATGACGGCCCAGCGGTCAACGGTTGGGATCGTGCCAATCGGGCGATGCAAGCTGCGGCCAGTCAAGCCGGACCCATTGCTGTAGTACGGCGCCACGAAGCGATCGCCGTGCATCTGTCGGCCGTGCTCAATACGCGCGATGGTGTTCGGCGAGCGGCCGGGCTTGCGGATAGGCGACCAACTGCCGGCGTTGAAATCGACGATCTTCGTCGCTGGAATGTGAGGAAGCTTCGGCAGATCGAGCTGCAGCGGATGCTTCGATCGAGACAGCACGATGATGACGCGCTCGCGATTCTGCGGCACATCCAAGTCGGCGAAATCGACCCGATGCGGCGAGATGGCATACCCCAGCGCCGTGACGGCTTGACACCACGCAGGGAACAGCACCCAGCGCGTGAAAGCGACCACGTTTTCCACCACGCCGTAACTCGGTCGGTGGCATTCCAGTGCCGACACCACCGCCCAGGCGGTCGCGCGATCGGCGTCGTGGTGAGGGCGGTCTTTACCGCGTGCCGGCGTGTGACCAGTGCAGGCCGGCGAGGCAATCAGTAAATCGTGCGCGGGAACCTGTGTCCAATCGGCTTGATGTAGATCCTGGCATTTCGGCTCGATGGAATGATTCGCGGCGTAGCAATCGACGGCTACCTGCCAATGGTTAGCGGCCCATATGACGTTGATGCCAGCATCCTCAGCGCCGCGGCTGAAAAGTCCGGACCCGGCGAACAGGTCAATCGCGCGCATCATGCGAACAGCTCCGCTTGTGACGGCTCGCGCATCGCTGCCGCCTTGCGCCGGCAGCCGGCCACCATGCCCATCAGTGTCCAGTAGAAATCCTTGTTCTGCGGGTGGTGGCGACGCCGGCCGGCCTCGGCAAGGTAGACGCGGGCGCAGTGGAGTTGGAGTTGGCGGTCGGTCATGCCCACACCTGCAGCGCTGTATCGCGCGCCAGATAGAGCGGGTGGCGTGGCTGCTGGTGGCCTTTGGTCAGTCCGAGGTGGTGCAGCTGGTGGCCGTTATCGATCAGCAGCCTCCGCACCGTGTCACCGCGCCCACGATGCCGCCCATGCTCGCCCCAGGCGCAGACGATGCGATCGCCACCACGGGCCGCACGCAGGAGCCAGTCATCGCCAGCAGGCCCGACCGGGTCGATTGCGGCAAGCATGTCGCGCGGTAGCGTTGCGCGCCACGCGAACAGGTTGACGACCTCCACACGCCTGAAGCGCCACGCGCCGGCGAAGCCGATGCATTGCCGAATAGTCTGGTCGTCCACAGTGTGGTCAGCGGTGCTCGGATTGAGCATCACGAATACGCACGTCCCGGCGCCATCAGCAAGTGTGCGCGTCAGCAGATACCGGTATTTTCCACAGGGCGACAGTTCGGCGCTGCGGCTGACGATGCTCATCACACCACCCCCATCAACGCCAGGTCGATCTCATCCACCGTATTCCGCAGCTGATGCCGCGCCACGTTCAGCTCGGCGGCGACGAGGTGCCGCGAACAGCCCGGGTGGAAGTTGCGGGTTTCCGCATGCAGTGCGCCGGCCTGGTCGCGACGGAACAGGCGGTACGTCACGCCAGCGGGTGCGCCCGTGGTTTCGTGTCCCGGGATGCGGGCGTAGCTGAAGCAGCCGTGGTGCGCGGGGAGCTTGCGGGTGAAGGGGCGGGGCATCAGTTGCCCTCCGCCTGCGCGTTGCCGATGGCGCGGGTGAGTTTGTCGGCAAGCGATTGCGCCCGAATCAGCGCAGGCACCTCTGCCTTATCTCGCAGCTCTACAATCACCTCCCGAACCAACGCCACATCCACCGCCTGCGCATTTGCCAAATACTGCGCCCGTGCAATGAGCTGTGTATGCCATGACATGTCGTCCATGTCCGGATCACGAACTTCGCCTAAGCGTTCGGCGATCTGGAATATGGCATCTTGCAAGGCATCCACCGCCTGCGCTGGCTGGGCGATGTGGGCACGAACGTCACGTAGTAGTTCGTCCGCTATGCCTTGGCCATTCAACAAACCGGCCGATCCAAGCATGTTGCGTAGAACTGGCAATGCAGCCTCCACGCGCCCAAGCAGCGTCATTTTCTCGGCCATCTCACTCTCCTTTGGGCTGGTTGGGCTGTTGGGCGGCCTCGTTCTCGCAGTTCGCGCACTGGTCGCCAGGGGCGGCGGCTGTCACGCCGACATGCGCACCAAGGAAGTTGTAGAGACCGCGCACCATCCGCGCATGGTGGTCGCAGCACGCCACCGGGCCGGATGGCGCATGCACGACGTACTGGGCGGGGAAGCTGCTCACCCCTCACCCCCATCACCCTCGGGCGTCGCGTTGCTGTCGGCGAGTAGCGCATCCCAGCAGGTCGCGCACAGCGGCACGCCCTCGCTGTCGTGGTGCTCGACCGGGCCACACTCCGGGCTACCACCTTCGCAGCGTTCCGGCATATCACCCTCGGGCGCGGACGGGGCGGCGGCGAGATAGTCGGCCAGCGCGTCCTGTTCGTTCAAGGTGCCGCCTGCGTCCAGCCAATCGGCAGTCCTGATATTCGCTGCAATGGTCAGCGCCTTATGGATCAGCACATCCGGCACCCCGGCGGGCGAGGATGCGGGTGCGGGGCGGGTGTAGAGCGGCGTCCCATCCGGAAGCACGGGGGCGCCATCAAGCATTTGGGCCTCTTGCGAGAAGCCATTGCGAGCGATGCCGCGATAGTCGAAGTGCCTCACCTTCGCCACCGCCTCACCCTGGCCCTGCGCGGCGAGGGCGGCTTTGATCGTGCCTATGAGGCTCGGCCATTTCGCACAGAGCTGCGCGGTGCCGGGGAGCTGCGCATTGATGAGGCTCCCTGCGTGGTGCAGAACCTTGAGCGCAGCAATCGCGTCGCCCTCGGCAGCCGATATTTCCTGCCACGAGGGTGCGATGTACCGATAGGCCGCCTCAACATCCCCCACCCGCCCGCTGTCGGCTGGCTTGCTCAGGGTGTCGGCGTAGGCTTCCAGCATGCGGCTGCAATCCAGTTCAATGGCGTACTCGTTTGGCGCGTGATCTCGTATGAGCCGCGAAGTCTCCCGCACTTCCTCGGCGGTGAATTTCTGGGTCATGCCGCCAAGTCCTTCTCATCCCGACTCGGCGGAATCAGCGACAGCTCCACCGTGTCCTGGATCAGCTGGCAGAGCTTGCCGCTGGTGCGGCCGTCCTGATTGAAGTTGGCCGTGAACTTGACCTTGCAGCTACCACCGTCCAGCGCTTCGAACACGAAGCCGGACAGCTCGACGTCATCCAGCTTGATCGCCTCGTCGAGCGCCAGGCCGGTCACGATCTCGATCTTGTAGCCCGGGAAATCCTCGTCCCAGACCAGCGGCTTCAACTGCGGCAGCTTGCGCGAGGTCAGGCCGTCGCTGGCCTCCAGCGGCAACTCGGTCTGCTCACCGGGCGCCGGCTTGCGGTACAGCAGTTTCTTGAAGCCCTTGTCGAACAGGTCGAGCACGGAGTTATGCATGGTCGTCTCGCATTTGAGTGTGCCGGCGAGGACGTTCTCCGGGCCATGCTTCTCCATGCGTGGCGTGAACGAGTTGATGGCGGTCTGCTGCTTCTGAAGGCTGAACATGGGGCGTTGCTCCAGTCGGGAAAGGGTGGCCGGTTACGCCGGCCGGGCGTGTTGGGATGGGTGGCAGTGGCCGGTGCTGATCTCCGGCATCTAGGTCATTTGGCGCTTTCGTTTCGGGCCTACTTCCCGGTTATGAGCGCATCAGCCTGCGCATTCACTGCCATAGGGGTTACTCGCCGCCGACGATGTCGAGCGCGCGCTGGTTGTAGAGGTCCGTCATGTCCGCGTGGTAGTCGATGTGCAGCTGCTTCACGAGGTCGAAGGCGTCGTCCAGGTCCTTGCGCGTGGTCGCGGCGGCGATAGCGTCGTGGACTTCCTGGGCGGTGATGGCGGGGGCGTTGTTGGGCGCGCCGCTGGCCGGCTCGTCGTGCGCTTCGACGCGGTAATCGCCGTCGATCACCATGGCGTTGTGCTGCGACAGGCCGGCATCAGCTTGTTCGTCCAGGCCGACCGCGCGCTGAATCTCGATCGACACGGGCAGGTACTTGAACAGGCGACGGATGACGGTCTTCAGCGCCATCGGCTCGAAGTGGTCGTGCCAGGTCGACGTGGGGTCCTTCTTGTGCTTCTCGGCGGCGGAGACTGCGGCCTTGAAACCCTGGCTCTCATTGCGCACGCGCTCGATGTCGGCGCGGCTCATCACGTCGAACTGCACACCGCCGTCTTTCAGCTTGGCCACGGCATACACGAAAGTCAGCTCGCCGCGGTCGGCGGCCGTCCAGTTCGGGCGGTGCACGATCTTGGAATCCAGACCAAGCTCGACCTCGAAGTGATCGGCGGCATACACGGCGCGCGCTTCCAGACTCAGGATCTGGCCGGAGCGGCGGGCCAGGTCGAGCATGCCGCGATAGCCGAGGATCAGCTGCACCTCAGTGCCGACCACGCCCCACTGACCACCAGCCAGCTTGCCGCGCTTGTCGAAAGGGATCAGGTAGGCGTGACCCAGCGCGCCACCCGGCTCAAGGCCCAGCGCCGCCAGCTGCATGATCGCGCCGAGGAACGACGTCTGATCGCACTGCGCCAGCTTCGGGTTCTTGCGGATCTCGGTGAGCGCGATGCGCGCCAGCCGGTCGGCCGTCATGTGCTTCGGCAGGGCCAGCGCCATCTGTGCCTTGATCTTCGGATCGGTCAGCAGGTGGGCGAGGGTCTTGTGGCCGGCGTCATTGGTGGCGACGGCGGTGCCGGTGGACTGGCCTTGTACGGCTTGCTTGAGTGTCTGTGCCATGTTGGTGTTGCTCCTGGGGTTATCGAATTCGAAAGGTGCGGACGCCGTCGGCGCGTTGCTTCCACGTAGCGACGGATTGGCCGTGGACGGTCAGGGTGGTGGCGTCGCGCATGAATGCCTTGATGGCGTACTCGTGGACTTCCTTGCGCGCGGTGTGCAGCTTCAACGCCTGGCGCTCGGCGCAGAGGGCTTCGAGCGTGTCGCGGATGTCGGTGTCGGCCTCGACGTCACGGCCGGTGCTGCGCGGGTACAGGCGCAGAAGGTCGTCGACGTTGGTCGGCGGAGGCGGGCGTCGCGGGATGACGTGGAAGCGCCAGAAGTCGTGCGCCTGCCTGCGGATCTCGGCGATCAGCTCATCATCGCGTTCCACGCGGTAAATGCGCTGGTCGTCGAAGCCGATCAGGGCTTGCACGTAGCAGAGCTGGCGGTCGGTGACACCAAGCCCCCACATCGCCTGCGCCGTGACGTACAGCGGCGGCTCGTCGCCGGCATCGGGATCGCCCCACGCGCTGACCGCGTTGGGATGCACAGTCTTCGTCTCGCCGTTGCAGTCGCCTTCCGGCTCGAAGTCGATTTCCGCTTTTGCCCACGGAAACTGAGGGTCGTCGTAGCGCTCATTCGTGCGCACGATGGCCAGGCCGGTGCGGCGCGTAAACTTCTTCGCCGCCCACGGCTCCAGGTCGCGGCGGTCGTCGAAGAACTCGCGCTGCGCGTCGGAGATTTCGGCCTCGTCGCCGGTGATCGTCAGGTACTCGTCCAGCGGCGACTTGAACGGCGACAGGCCGAGGATGCCGGCGATGTTGCCGCCGCCGATGTAGCCGCGGGTCGGGCTGAGGGGCTGAAGTTGCGCGCTCATCTCAAAACATCCTGTCGATGATTTCGATCAGATAGGCGGTGTTGACCTTCGTCGGGTCGCTCTCCTTCAACTTGGCGATGACCTCGCAGAAGTAGGCGCAGTCGACGCCGGTGAGCTGGTCCTGCAGCACCTCGATGTTCGTCAGGTCGAGCGCGGAGATCTGCATCACCGCTTTCAGAATCTGGCCGGCATTGATCGTCCAGCCGCGCTTGATGAATTTCCGCAGGCGAATCACTGAGCAGACCGGATACCGGCTTCCGACGTAGATCAGCTCGCGCGCTAGCAGCGCCTCGAGCGCGGCCGGGCGCAAGACCAGGGCGTTGTCCCAGCTGGTCCAGTAGTTCGTGCAATGGATGAAGTCGTAGTTCTCGTGAATCGCGTCGGGTTCACCGAAGAACCGCAGCACGATCTGCACCCGGTCGCTCAGCGTGATCGCATTGGTCGAAAGGAACACCGGCCGATACGGAGGCCTCGCGTCCGCGGTGTCGCCGGTCGCTGCCTGCTTCGTCTCTTCGTAGGCTTCCTGCACATCGCCTGCGTTGTCCATGATCTCGGCGACGTACTGGCTCGACTCGCCCTCCGGTCGCGATTCGAAGTATTCGTAGGGCTTGCTGGTGCCGTACTCGCTGGCGATACCGGCAGACTTGACCACGATCCGAATCCGATCGGGCGAAGCGTCGTCGACGTAGATATTGCAAGGAATGCCGGCGCGTGCGCTGGGCTGGAAGCGCTGCACGTAGTACTTCGCTACTGCCAGCGTCGCCTCACGTGTCTGGAAGTACACGTCGAAGTCGTTGACGGCCTCTTTGAGCAGCATTGAGGCGATGGCGCCGCCGGTCACGATGACGTTCTGCGCAGCCAACTGGCGCACGCTCTCGTCGTCGATCGTGGACAGCCAGGCATCGACTTTCGCGCGAATAACGGCTTTGATGGTCTTGGATTTCATGCCCGCGCAACCCGCTTCGCCCGCGCCGGCGTGACCGCGGCTTCGTCGTTGGCCAGCGCGGCGGCGAGGTCGTCAATCGCGGCGTCGACGTTGCCGCCATTGCTTCGCGCCGACACGACAGCCTCGGCCGCCTCCCGCAGCCCAAGGTTCGCCAGCCGATCAGCTTCGGCCTTCGCTGCCGCCGCCTCGCGCTCGCGCTTGAGCTGCGCCGCCTGCTCGTCAAGCTTCCGTTGCTCGGCGGCCTGGCGCTCGCGTTCGGCCTGCATCTCGGCTTCCTGCTCCCGGCGCTCCACTGCCAGCCGGTCACGTTCGGCCGCTGCCGCTTCCATCGCCTTCCCGCGCTCGATGGCGGCCAGCCGTTCCTGTTCGGCCTGCTCGGCGGCACGCGCTGCCGCTTCCTCGGCCGCAACCCGATCCCGCTCGGCCTGCGCCTTGCGATCCGCTTCCGCCCGATCAGCCGCGGCGCGCTCGGCGGCCTCACGCTGCAGCCGCTCGTTCTCGGCGCGCACGCGCTCCAGTTCCTCGCGCTCCGCCTTGATCTTCGCCTGCTCGGCCTCGGCCTCCTTCTGCGCCGCCAGCAGGTCCTGCACGCGCGCCACGGCCGCGGCCAGGGCATCGGTAGCCGTGAGGTAGTCGGCGCCCAGCTCGGCCTCGTCCAGCACGGTCGCCTTCAGGTTGGCCAGCTGGCCGGCGATGATCACGGACGGCTTGCCGACCAGCGAGGCCGGCACATCGCGGATGGCCTGGATCTTCTTCTGGATCGCCTCGACGCGCAGGCGTTCGGCTTCCAGCTTCTCCAGCCGTGCCGCTTCGATCGCCGTGTCCCACTGGTCGCGCAGGATCTGCAGACGCTCCTCCTCGGGAGCGATGAAGCCGATCAACTCCTTCTCTTTCGCGATGACAGCCTTCGCGAACTTGTTGGCGTCGTCGCGCGCTTCCTTGCCGCGTTTTTCGATGTCGATACGGCGGCTCTTCAGCAGCATCAGTGACGAGTGGCATTCCTCGCGACCGGCTTTGTTGCTGATCTGCGTGATCCGCTCGGAGGATTTCGCCAGAGCGGTGAGCTCGGCCTTCGTTTCGTCGAAGCTGAGCAGCTGGGCGGCGCGGGCTTCGGGTGCAAGGGTGGCGAGATTCTGGGTATTCATGGGGTTTCCTTGAAGTTGGGATGAGCGAGCCGACAGCGCCTGATCCGTCGCTGCTCGGAATGAAGCCGTCCCTACGCGGCCCGGCTCGCTCGGTGACTGGTTACGTGCGCTCGAACTCGGCAACAACGCCGTCGCGCGTCTTCGCGCTTTGCTCGATGTAGGCCTGCCGGTTTGCCTCGCTGACTACATCGAAGGCCGCGCCAAGCTGTTCGGGCATCGGTGCCGTGATGGTCACGGCGGGCCGGCTGTGCGTGACGCGCTGGATCATGTGGACCGCGAGCGGTTGGTGGTCGAAAGCAATCATGTGGACGGCTCCGAAGAAGTGCCGGCCGCCGCGCGCTCCAGGGGTTGAGCTACCGGCGGTAGGACCGGTGCGGCGGCCAGCGGTGAAAGGGGTGCCCGCTGATCGGCAATGGCCATCAGTTCGGCGATGTAGGCGTCATCGAGGACGAGGGTGCACATCAGGCGTGCGCTCCGGCGACGCGACGCGCTTCCTGCGCCGCGATGTTCTGCGCGACGATGGACGGGCCGAGATGCGAGACGATCGCGGTTATCCGTTCGCGCACCGCGGCAGCCCGGCGGCGCTCGCGCAACTGCACGCGGCGAACGCCCCATTGCGGGAATTGGCGGTAGAGGCTTAGGCGCGTCTGCGCGTCGATGGGGTTGAAGGGCTTGCTGTATTGCCGCTCCGGAAGCCGGCCGACGCAGACGCGGACCCATTCCTGCGCGCGATCCTTGTCCTGCCACGTGGAGCAGGGTGGTGGCGGGAGCAGGGCGAGTGAGCGACGGGCAACGCGGGCCAGGTGGCGCTGGGTGAGGTATTCGGAGCGAATCACTGGATCCACCCCCATTTCACTGCGAGCCCTACCAGCCCGACGCCCAGCAGCACGAGCCACACCAGCGCGCCACCAAGGAACGCCGCCTCGTTCTCGCGAGCCTCGGCCTTGATCAGCTCCCACGTCGTCAACTCGACCGGCTCACCAGCTGCGCGCAATGCCTCACGCTCGGCGTGCGACAGCGCGTTGAGGTAGGCCGTGACGAACGGGCCGACGTAGGGCTTGGCCAGTTCGGCTTGCTCGCCGGCGTTGACCGGAGCGCCCTGCCAGTCGTCGGACCAGGAGAGGGACTGGTACTCCTCGATCGCGCGGCGGCGCTCGGCGAAGGTGAGGGGTTGCTCGGCGCTCATGCGCTGACTCCCCGCGCCATCGCCTCAACCGCCGCGACTTCGCGTTTCAGCTCGGCGATGATCAGCTGAACCTCAGAGGGCTCCATCGCGAGCTTCGTGCCGGGAACCAGTTCGAGCCAGATTTCCAAACCACCGTCGATGCGGTAGGCGCGTGGCACGGCGGTGCGGTCGTTCTGCGTGAGGATGTACATGTCGTCTCCCTGGCCGGTTGGCTTGGGGGAGAGATTACCAGACAGTAATACCGTGTCAATACTAAAAGGTAATATTTTTCAACTTTCGATTGTGCGCTGCAACGACAGGCACAAAAAAGCCCGCCGGAGCGGGCTTGGTGCAGGGCAGGGAGTGCCGCCTAACTGCCGACGTCGATCATTGCAGCTCGCCAGAGCCACAGAACTTAGGCGCTTCGTCGACATCCAGTGCGGCCAGCCCGAGCTCCTTTCCGTTGGCGTCGAACAGATACAGGGGGTTGTAGCTGCCGCCTTGGACGAAGTGCTTGCGCTTGGCGACCAGCAAGGCACCCTGAAACCGCCCGGTTCCGATCACGCACGCAATGCTGCCGTCTGTCACGTAGCGCTGCTGTCCGGTAGCAAGGTCGACGGCGTGCACGGCGTTTGATGTGGCCCACGCCTCGGACTCGAAAAACAGGGCCTCCCCGTCGACAGCCAGCTTCAATCCCGAGAAGTGGCCCAACATCTGTTTCGGCTCGCTCGCGCTATTTGCCGTGACCAAAACGCGCTTTTGCGCGCAGCTGTTCCTGCACTCGACGATGCGATCGCCGAAAGGCTCTGGCGTGCCACCGTTCATCACGTAGAAGGTCGGATCACCACCGGGCGCGATGGCCATCTCGCCACTGTTCTGCGCGGATGCGCTGGGGGCGTTTGCCGTGATCAGCATCACCAGTAACGCCACAAAATGCCGCTTCATGCGCAATCCTTTTGGTTGGATCAGTCCCGCGATGTTATGCCAATCTCACGTTCTGCGAACGCGCGGGTGTTTCATGCCGGCACAGGGAGGGCAACCATGCGCGATCAGTTGGATGAGCGTTTCCATGAATTTCTGCTCAAGAGGCGGATCGTTTGCGAGCCCGAACAGCTGGCTTTGCCGATCCCGCCTTTGCCGGGCCAATCAGGTCCAGGATGTCCGCAGCCAGATCGTGGTGCGCGAGGTCAAGTGATTGATTTTCCCGTATCAGCCGAGCGATCTCTTCGGCTTCGAGCGGCCGGTGTTTCGCGGTGATGGCAACCAGGCTGGCCAGAACGACCGTGAGCGATTCGATCTGGCGCTGCAATGCACCCACCTCAGTGTCCGGTGTGGTTGCATCATCGCGGGCCCGGTCCAGGTAAAAGCGCGGCATACCTGCCTGTTCCTCAAGCTTTCTGGCGCGTCTCTCGCCGAACGACTTGGTCTTCAAGAGGCCCGAAAGCTCGCCCTGATTGATGCCAGTCTCTTGGATAAAAGCTGCTTGCACGCCGGCGTATCGCGAGTTGATCCACTCACGAAGCAAGCGTCGGCGCCCCTCTACAACCATGTCGGTGTCATCGACCATGGGGATAGTCTGTTTTACCGCCGAGTAAAGTACCAAACGGTATTGACAGAGTTTTACTAGATGGTAATGTTCGCGCATGGAAACCCTGCGCGCCTACCTCGCCACACTCTCGCCGGACGACCAGTCCGCCTACGCCCTTCGCTGCGGCACCACCATCGGCTATTTGCGCAAGGCGCTGAGCACGAAACCACGCCTTGATGGCGCTCTGGTTCGGCGCCTCGATGAAGAGAGTGGCGGCCAGGTGAGCCGTATCGACCTGCGCGCCGACATTTTCGATGGGCTCCAGGTCGAGCCGATGGCGCTGCCCGCCAAGTCCGAGGCGGCCTGAGATGGTTGCTGATAACCCCAGCGAGACCGTTGAGCAGGCCCTTAATCGGATTCTTGGCGGTGGCGATCCAGCCAATCGCGAACTCTGGAAAAACCATCCACCCAAGTGGCTGGGCCAACCTGGAGCAAAACGTAGCGGTCCCGCCGAAGCAGGCCGAAACCCATCTCCGACGGAGGGGTTTCCGTGCTGAACAGGTACGCCACCACGAACGGTATCTCTGTGCCCTGTGCGCGCGAGCCGCGCGGCGCCGATGTTTCCTTGAGCACTTCGATGAAGTCGCCCAGCGAATGGTGCCGGACGGCCTCCACGATGTCCTTGTGGTCCGCCTGCAGTTCGGGGCTCTGCACGATCAGCAAGAAGGTCTTCCGTTCCATGTCCGTATCCGGTTGCGGTGTCGGCACAGCCTACCGCACGGGCGGCCTCACCTCGCCCAGCGACTGCGCCGTCATCCAGTCCGCCCACTCGCTCGCATCGTCGGCTTCCTCGGCGTCCAGGATTAGCGCCAGCAGCTCGGCGGGGGTCACGGGTTCGGGCATTGGCGGTGGTCCTGATCGCATTCGTTTCCATGGCTCCCATTCTTGCGTCCGGGCAGGGGAATCCTTGGGAACACGTCGTCCCCTGAATTCCCAAGGACTCCGCTCATGCAGCAATTGAGCCTGACATTCGAGCCCGGGCTGGCGCAGCGTTCGCGCTGTTTGCGCGATCACATGGCCACCCGAATCTACAGCCGTGGCCTGGTCGATGTCGCGGGCAAGCTCGACATGTCGCCGTCGAAGATGACCGAGAAGCTGGCCGGATCGGACAGCGGCGGCAAGTCGCGCGGAATGACGATCGACGAACTGGAAACCTACATCCAGCGCACCGGCGACATCAGCCCGGTGCACTACTTGGCCGACAAGTACCTGCGCGACCCCGCGGTGACGCAACAGGAGGCGCTGGCAAAGCTCGCCTCGCTGGCTGAGGTGATCCCCGGCTTGATGGCGGCGGCTGGGTTGCAGGTCGCTCCTGTACGGCGAGGGCGCTGACATGAGCATCGACCACCGCGAGCACGACCAACGCGAGCACGCGACGCCATCCACCGGGAGCGGCCTGGACTTCACGCCCGACCCGGACACCACCGACACGATCCGCGCGGCGCTGTGCCGGCTGCGCTACGAGCGAGAACAGCAGAGCGGGCGAGAGCCTGGGGCAGGGTTGAGGGTATGAAATCGACAAACAGGGGGCTGGCCGCGCTCTGGCAGCGCGTCCGTGACTGGCGCCATGAGCGACGCATCCATCGGATGTCGAACGAGGTTGTTCGGCTGATCCTTGCCGGAGAAAGGACCTCCGCACGGGTCGTTGATGTTGAGCGGATGCAGTTGATCCGGTCTCGCTCGCCGGCCCAGGTGGCGCGCATGGAGCGGCGGATGGGGCTGCGCTGATGGCTCGCATTCGATCGATAAAACCCGAGTTTTGGTCATCCGAGCAGGTGATGGAGTGCTCGCCGACCGCTCGGCTACTTTTCATCGGGCTCTGGAATTTCTGTGACGACGCCGGAAATCACTCGTTGAGCGTCCGCACGATCAAAGCCGAAATCTTCCCTGGAGACGATATCGACTCGACGAGTATTCGCGGAATGCTCGACGAGTTGTCGTCGAATGGATTGATCGTCTTTTATTCCAGTGAAAACAAGGACTTTCTACACGTCACCGGTTGGCAACACCAGCGTATCGACAAGCCGACGTTCAAACATCCGCCATACCGTCCCGAAAATTCAGCGATGCCTCGTCGAACGGTCGACGACTCCTCAACCCCGGAGAGGAGAGGAGAGGAGAGGAGGGGAGAGGAAGGGAGTGGAGAGGATATTCCCCCTAACCCCCACGGCGGTGGCGAGAACCTGGAACTGATCGGCGAACCCGGGCAGGCCAGCAAGCCCGAACCGCTGCAGCCAATCATCGACGCGTACCACGGGTTGCTGCCCCGATGCGAGCGCGTCGTGGTGCTGAACCCGAAGCGGCGCAAACGCATTCTGGCCGCCGACAAGCTCGCCCGATCCGTCTGCAAATCCCAGGGCTGGCCCTACGTCGCCACGGAGTTCTGGGACGCCTACTTCGGCGAATGCGCCACCGACCCGTGGATGCGCGGCGAAGTGCCGAACCCGAAGAACCCGAACTGGCGCCAGAATCTGGACGTGCTGCTGGCGGAAGACCGTTTCGCCTCGGTTATGGATCGCGCCATCGGCTCGATGCGAGGTGAGGCATGAGCGCCGCCGTGCATGCCGAGGGCGCCGTGCTTGGTGCCTGCCTGTGCAGCGCCGATGCCTACTGGCGCGTGGCCGACCTGCTGACGCCGGATGACTTTTCGGGTGCCGGCCACCGGAAGATTTACGCCCTGATCGTGAAGCTGGCCCGGGAGGAGGCGCCGTTCGACGCGGTGACCATCGGTGACGCTGAGCCCGCGCTGGCAGACCTTGCGCTGGATCTCGCGAACGCCGAAGGCTGGCGCACTGCGAATGTCCGCGCCTACGCCGAGATGGTGACCAACGCCGCCGTGGCTCGCCGGGTGAAGATCGCTGGCCAGCAGATCGCTCGACTCGAAGGGCCGGACGTGCTCGGCCAGGCTCAGCAGATCATGGGCGCTTGCCTGCCGCGGCACATGGGTTCCATCAAACACATCCGCGAGTTCATCCGCGCATCGGTGATGGAGCTGCAGCGCCGCGTCGATGCCAAGGGCGAGATGACCGGCATCCCGACCAGCCTGCAGGGCTTGGACGATCTCACCTGCGGCTTGCAGAACGGCGACCTGATCGTGGTGGCGGCACGGCCGTCCGTGGGCAAGACCGCACTCACGATTCAGGTGCTCGTCAACGCCTGCCGCCATGGCAAGCACGCGCTGTTCTTCAGCCTGGAAATGACCGGCGTGAAGATCGCTGACCGTGTGCAGGCTCACGTCGCCCAGGTCAACGCCGCGGGCATGAAGCGCCCCGAGTTGTTCGACAACGCGGACTTCGGTGCGCTGTTCAACGCCGCCAATGAAATCGCCGAACTGCCACTGCACATCGACGAGACGCCCGCGCTGACGATCGAAGCGCTCTGCGCCCGCGCGCGCCAACTGCACGCCACGCAGCACGTCGACCTGATCGCGATCGACTACCTCACGCAGATGACGCCACCCACCGGGAAAAACCTGTCCACCGCCGACGCGCTGCAGATCATCACGCGGGCACTGAAGTCGCTGGCCAAGGAACTGAACGTGCCCGTGTTGCTGCTGAGCCAGCTCAATCGGGATGGTGACGGCCACCGGCCAACCCTCAAGGCGCTGCGCGACTCTGGCGCGATCGAGCAGGACGCGGATGTGGTGATTTTCCTGCACCGTCCCGACGCCGAGGACAAGGAGCGTGTGGTGCTGATCGTGGAAAAGCAGCGCGACGGCGAGACGGGCGACGTCCACCTGCACGCCAACATGCGCCACCAGCGGTTCACCGAAACCGATGCGCCAACCCATCAAACCAACGCCCCGACGAGCATGCGCAATTACGGCAAGCGCGCTCGCGCCGGCGGCTGGAACGGCTACCAGGACTGACCATGACCCGAAACGAAAACGACCCGATCTACTGCATCAACCGCACCGGTGCCGGCAGTGGCTACGCGGCTCGCAAGATCGAAATCATGCTGGCCGAGACCGGCGCGCTGCTGATCGCGGTGGCTGACAATGGCGAAGCCTTCGCGCTGGATCCGGCTGGTGTTCGTGCCCGCGCTGTCGAAGCGACGCACCCGGAATGGCTGGTCGGCGTCTACACCCACAAGATCGACCGCGCGACGATCAGCGGGGATATCCGGGAAAGGGCGCGGGAACTGGTGAGGGCGGCGGCATGACGCGCGACCACGCGGACCACGCGGACCAGGGTGGCATCGAGCTGGATGAACTCCCGGCGCACATGCGGAAGCTGGCCGAAGATATGCAGCGCGTCGGCGCGGCCATCCGGTATTTCGGTGGATTTGGGGCGTTTGCGGAGTACGGCGAGCTGCTGGAGCTGCAGAGTGCGCCAATCCTGATCGAGACCGCTGCGATGATGGAGCGGATGCGCGGGGTGACGCGGCAATGAGCATTCCCACCAGCATCGCGCCCGCGCGAGAGTTTCGTCAGGCCCAAACGGCGCCGACTTCCGGTTTTTCGCCTACATCCGAGGCGGAAAAAATTAACACCGCGCCGGTCACCCTGGTGCTTCCAGCCGCGCTCAGTGCGAACAAATACTGGCGCCCGGTCAACATCGGCAAGCACATCACGATCGTCCCGACGAGCGAGGCGAAGGCGTACCGGCACGAGGTGGCCATGCTCGCCCGCAAGGCTGGCGTGCACCTCACGCGGGGCAGGGTGGCGCTCACCGTTCGCATGTACCCAGCACGGCCGCAAGATTGGGCGAAGCGTGCGGCGAAAGACCCGGACGGATGGGATGACACCGTGCGCAGCATTGACCTGGACAACGCGCTGAAGGTGCTGCTGGATGCGCTGAAGAACATCGCTTTCGAGGATGATTCGTGGGTGCGCCGGATCGATGCGGAGCGTTGCGAGCCAGACGAACACGGCGCCCGCGTGGTGGTGACGATCTCGCCGATCGTGCGCGAAGCGATCGCGCCGGGGTTGTTCGCATGACGATCAAGATCACAGGATTTCCAAGTATTGGCTTTCTTGTGCGCTCACTGCACGCCCCTGCGGCCGCCGAGACAAAGCCCATGCGCGACGAAGGCATACCGAGTCCTAGCAAGTACAAGCTTGGCGCCAAGCCGACGACGTACAAGCCATGCCCGAATTGCCCGCCGCGGTGCGGCAGCAAGCGCAAGAGGCAGTGGCGATGACCACCCGCATCCGCACCCGTCCCATTCGCGAAACCCTCGCCCCGCGGCTCCTGCCGCACCTCGCCGACCCGATCGAAGCCAAGACGCTGGCGCAGATCATCGACAGCCACTACACCGCCATCGAATCGGCACTGAAGGCCATGCATCGCCGCGGCCTGGTGCGCAAGATCGTGCGGCGCAAGGACGGGGAGTTTCTGCCGCACCACTGGGTGAAGGCATGACCGACCCCATCACCTGCGCCGAGTGCGTGCACTTCCGACGCGACGAAATCAACCCGCCCGCCGGCCTGGGTTGGTGCCCGTTGCGCAAGGTGTCGCGCTATCCGATGGCGCTGCATTACTGCCGGCAGCGGGAAGTGGAGAGCGAGGATGGCGAGTGAGTGACCTCAAACCACCCGGCACATTCAGCGGCGGACCGATCGACGACTTCGTCGATGGCTGGGCGCTGATTCCCTTCGTCGGCGAGCGCGGGCACTACTGGCGCGAGATCACGAACGGCTTGCGTCGGCAGGGCATCGTGAACGATGACGACCTGCGCGTATACCGGTCACTCTGCGGCGTCACCGGCCGATCGACACCGCACGCCAAAGCCATGAACGTCGGCAACTGGCCGCTGTGCAAGCACTGCGCGAAGAAGGCGCCACGCTGGGCGCGCAAGGAAGAACGCGCCACCTGCTGGAGCGACCCGGCGGTGAGGGCGCTGTTCCGATGACCGATTACACCCGCCCCGAACGCGCCACCGAAATCAAGCTCGCCCGCCGGCAGCTAGCGAAGATCCACCGCGATCCGTGCGCGTACTGCACGCACCGCGAGGAAGCTTTCGGCAAGGCCACTTGCCCCACGTTTGGGCGCAGCTTCCCGCTGTGCACGAAGACGCCGGGGCTGCAATTCGACATTGACCACGCGAAGCTGCAGGAGACCTCATGACCGAGGACACGTTCAACCACGCTGAGCGCTCCGGCTTTATCGAGCGGTTGGGGCGCCTTGCTGGCTCCACAACGTGGCGCGAGCCGGACGGTTCGGGCTACACGCCGCCCGTTGCCGGTGCGCTGTCCCCGGGCAATGCGATGGTGCTGGCGTTGTCGATGGCCAGGCGGAACCCGAAAGACGTCGGCCCACACATCGCGTACAGCGTCGGCACCGGGCAACCGCATCGCCGTCAGCAGGTCGTCGAGTGGCTGGCCGACAAGCTGCTGCGCGGTACCGGGCCGGCAGGCAAGAAGGCGGAGCGGCAGCTGTTGGTCATCGCCGGACAGGCCTACGACCTCTGCATCGGCATGCGCCAAAAGGTCATTCCGCCGCGTGGTGCTGTGACTGAATTCACGCTGCTGGTGAACGTCGGGGCGGGCTGGCTATGGGTAGCCATGGAGGCGGCCGTGGAACGCGCGGAGAGGTCGCTTTACGGGCGTGAAGGGAACGTCGAAAAAGTGGATGCTTGACGTCAAGGGGGTAAATGGCTAGTTTTCGCTACAGGCGAAGTTGTCACCCCGCCACGAATCACCCCGAAACCCGACCAGCAATGGCCGGGTTTTTTCGTTTGTGCGGCAGGCGTTCCGCGGATCGTCTGAGAAGGCCGGGAGCACCCAGCCGTCCTGCACTGGCTGCCGTGTCGCGCACTCCCCGCGCCACGGCGGCCAACCCTCTTGCTGAGTTGGCCCTAGGGGATATCCCGGGAAGCGCTACGGCGGCCGTCCGGGCTCAGCATTCACACCAGCGAGAGATCCATGCACCCCAGTCAGCGCGCCATCGACCTGGTCAAGGCGTCCGAGGGGCTGCGCCTGCATTCCTATCGCGACTCCGGCGGCACATGGACGATCGGCTACGGCCACACGGCCGGGGTGAAGGCAGGCCAGACGATCACCGAGGCCGAGGCTGACCGGATGCTTGTGGATGATCTGGACAATGCCGCCGATAGCGTTCGTCGCGTGGTCACGGTGCCGCTGACGCAAGGCAAGTTCGATGCGCTGTGCGACTTCACGTTCAACCTGGGTGCCGGTCGCCTGATGGGGTCGACGCTGCTGCGCGTCCTGAACCGGGGCGATTACGGCGCGGCGGCTGCGCAGTTCCGGTTCTGGGTCATGGGTGGCGGCGAAGTGCTACCGGGCCTGGTCAAGCGCCGCGCCGCGGAGCGCGCATTGTTCGAGGGCAGCTGATGGAGTCGATGGCGACCTGGCCCTGGTACGGCGTGGTGCTGTTCTCGATCGCCACGGCCATCCTTGCCTGGGTCGGTGGCAGGACGCGCCGCCGCCGTGAGGAAGCGGAAACCGATGCGAGCGTCACCGGTCTGGGCGGTCTGCGCCAGATCATGGAGACGATGCGGCAGGACCAGATGTTCCAGGCGAAGGAGATCGAGCGCCTGCGGCACCTGATGATCGACGAGGCCAGCAAGATGGGCCGCCTACGGGCGCGTGTCGCGCATCTCGAATCCCTGCTGCGCACGGCGGGTATCCCTGTTCCACCTGAGACCGGCGAATGAAACAGCATCGCGGCATCACCGCCAGCTTCCTCGCGTTGGTGGTGGTGACCGGCGCCGGCTATCTGGATTTCTACATCCTGCAGAACGGCCTGCCGCGCTCCACGGACACCGCGAACGTCGTGGTGATGATCTTGACCGCCTGGAACGGCATTGCCGCGATGGTCTGCAATTACTACTACGGCGCGTCGCACGACGCGAAGCGCGCCACCGAAATCATGGGCGCGGCCGTGCCATCGCCGGAGCCCAACGCTACCGAATCGGCGAAGGCGAACGGCTCATGAGACGCAATGATCTCGATCCATCCCGCGGCATCGTGTGGGCATGCGTTGCTGCGCTGGCGATCTACGGCGTGGCCATTCTTGCGTGGGTACTGCGGTGATCAAGTTCCTGCTGCAGGCCATCTTCGGCGTGCTGCTCAAGGCGCTGCAGGGCTGGTGGCAGCGGCACAAGGCCGAGAGGGACAACGCCACCACCACCGCCAACCGCGATGCCGCTCTGGCCGATGCCCAGCGCCAGCGTGACAACGCGGCCGTAGCCGTCGAGGAAAGCCATGCGCAAACCGATGCTGCTGTTGACCGCGTGCGTGCTGATGACAGCCTGCGCGAGCAGTCCGACGACGTCCAGCGTGCGATCGACGCCGCCAACCGTGGCGTGCGCGGAGCATGAGCCTGCGGAGCGCCTGGGCGCGTATCCGGTCGGGCCTGTCGGCGTGGACGGCACGCATCCGGGCGACTTCGACCAGCTCCGCGCCTACAGCCGCGAGCAAGCCGTCTGGGCCGTCCGTGCCGCTGGTGTCGTCCAGCGCAACGCGATCCAACGCGACACCACCGCTACCTGCCTCGACGCCTATCGCGCTCGCGGCATCATCCGCTGACCTGGAGTCTGCTATGAACTTCAAAGCCATCCTCACCGCGCTGACGCTGGTGCCCTCGCTGCTGACCCTGGTCGATGAAACCGTGAAGTCGGTCGAGGCCTCGCTGGAAGGTTTCAGCGGCGCCGACAAGTTGAAAGCCGCGCTGGCGAAGCTGGACGTCTACCTCGATGCATTCGCCGCCGACGTGGCGGTGCTGGCCAGCTTGAAGACCATCCTGACGCCGCTGGTCAATGCCGCGGTGGCCGCGTTCAACGTGGCCGGCCTGTTCAAGAAGGCCGACAAGACCGTGGCCAGCTGATCGGGCCACCACCGTGCCACTCGTCGCCATCATCGTCGCCCTGGCCGCGATGGTGGGCCTGATCGTGTGGCTGGTGGTGGAGATCCGCATGGATCGAAAGACGCAGGAACGCTACCGCGTCACGACGCCGCGCCCGCGTGATCGGCTTCCGCCCCACCCCTGAGAACCCCATGACCGATGAACCGCTGATCTGGACGACCAAGGGAAACCTGCCGGTCGCCGCGCTGCAGTACAGCCACGCGTGGGAAGAAACCACCGAGTACCTGAAATTCAGCGAGACCTACACGCTCGACGGCGAAGTGGTCAAGCAGTCCGCTCACGTCTACGTGAAGCAGGGCATTCCCGTGCAACCCGATCAAGGATCTTTCTGATGGCCAATACCGCCGCTGTCTGCACCAGCTTCAAGGTGGACCAGTTCAATGGCATCCACGCCTTCGGCACGTCGGTCGTGCGCGCCGCGACCACGGCGGACACGTTCAAGGCCGCGCTGTATCTGGCCTCGGGCAGCCTGGGTGCGTCCACCACGACCTACTCGACCACCAGCGAGGTCAGCGGCACCGGCTACACCGCTGGCGGCGTGACCGTGACGAATGCGACCGCGCCCACCAGTTCGGGCACCACCGCGTATTGGACGCCGTCCGCCTCGTTCGCCTGGACCACCATGACGGCCTCGGCCTTCGATGCGGTGCTGCTCTACAACTCGACGCAGAGCAACAAGGCGGTGGCCGTGTTCAACTTCGGCTCGCAGACCGTCACGGCGTCAAATTTCACCCTTACCATGCCGGCGAACGCCGCCGCCACCGCGCTACTGCAGATCGCCTGATCACCCATGGCTGACTTGTCCGCCTGGCACACTGCGCTCGGTACTGTTGCGACGGCGCAGGCGCGCGTGCTGTGGGTGGGCGACTCGATCTTCGAAGGTACCGGCGCCACCACGCTCCGCAAGCGGGCACTCGATCTGATACTGGATGGCCTGGTGCGCACGCATCCGGTCGCCGGCTACGGTCGCTGCGAATACCTGCCGGCGCATTTCGCGATCCCGAACACGATCACGCCATGGGCGCCAGCCTGGGCCACGAGCAGCTCGGGCACGGTCACCAACTACAACGCCGGGATCGGCGGCGACACCGGCACACCGACCAACACGTTCGGGCTGGGCATGCGCAGCGCCGACATGGGCACGAGCGCGGTGCTCACGTACACCGTCACCGGCACCGATGTCGACGTGTGGACCTGCGCCGGCGGCTCGTTCGCGGTGTCGATCGACGGCGGCGCCTACGGCACGACGATCACCACCACGGGGCAGAACGCCTACGCGGACACCACGCAGGTGCATCTCGGCGCGTCCGGGTCGCACACGGTGGCGATCAAGCGAGTAGCGGGCACGGTCCACTTTCTGGGGCTGACCGTGTACGACGGCGGCCGGGACAAGGGCATCGTGCTGTATGACGCCTGCCACTTTGGCGCAGCGGTTCCGGACTTCTACGACGCAGCAACACCGTCCGCGCCGCAGAATGCAAAGTACATCCGCAACTTGCAGTTGGTTGACCCGCATCTGGTGGTGCTGAACACCGGCCTGAACAACGATCCGTCGCTGACCGTCGACCAGGTGCTGACTCAGTACGCCGCACTGATTGACGTGACCTTGGCGACATTGCCAGTCGCATCGATCACGGCTTGCATGGTCTACAACCAAGCATCACCCGACACGATCATCAATTCGGCGGGCGAAACGTACGGGTATTTCTACGCGCAGGCGAAAGCCATGCTCGTCGGTAAGGAAATACCCGCGCTGGAACTTGCGAGCAGTATGCCGAACGTCTGGGAAGATGGCGGGGTGCACTACCAGCCTGATGGCCTGCACATGAAGGATGCGGGCGACGTGCTGGCGGCTCAGGCCGTCGGGATGTTCGTCGACCCTGCGTATGCCGTGACGCCAGCCATAGCCGTCGGCGCCTCAGTGTCCAGCACCACGCCAACCAGTGCGCCGATCACCACGCAGGAAACGGGGAGCGCACTGCTGGCGGTCCAGATCGGCGCCATCCCATCGGCGTCATCGCTCACGTTGACGGACAACAAGGGCAACACGTTTAGCGAGGTGCGAAGCCTCACTTACGGCGGCGCCTACGCCGCAAAGGTCTGGGTGTGCGACAACGCGGCAGGCGGTTCCGGCCACACCTTCACGCAGGGCGGCGATCCAACGCTTGGCAGCGTGTCGATTGTCGAGATCATGGATGCCGCGACATCAGGTGTCGTGCGCGCCAGTAATGGCACGGTCACGCTGAGCGCGGGGCCTTGGCCCACGGGATCGGCAACCGCTGTTGCGGGCGACCTGTCCGTGGCTTTCGTTGGATACGATTACGACACCGACCCCGCCACGGTTACTGCTGGTGCTGGCTACTCGGTAGAGACCCAGAGCACATCATCCAGCGCATTGCACACCGCCATCGCGACGCATGCCGAAACAGGCACGCCGGCCTCAACCAGCTTCACGCCAAGCCCCTCTCAGGGTATGGCGGGCGGCTTTGCCTTCATCGCGACGGTGAAGCCCAGTGCCAACGTGGCAGTCGGTCTTACTGGTCAGTCGGTCACGGTTGCCCGTGGCGCGATCAGCGTTGCGTCATCCGACGTGACCGTGGCGCTTACCGGTCGGTCAGTGACCACAGCGCGCGGTACGTTCGCTGCGGCGCGTTCGCGGGCGCTCACGGGCAACAGGGCGACGGATCACGCCGGCGCGGTCAAGGCGGCGGCGTCGAAAGCCATTCTCGGTCAAAGCATCGCCGCGAGCCTGGGATCGGTAACGGCGGTATCAGGCGGAACCAGTGTCGCACTGGCCGGCGCGAGCGTTGCCACGGCGCACGGTGACGTGCTGCCGGGCTTCGCTGCCGGGCTTGCTGGCCGCTCCACGGCAGTACTGTCGGGCAGTGTTGCGGCATCCGCGTCGACGCACCTCGACGGGCAGGCGGCCACCGCATCAGCCGGTGCGGTCAGCGCCGTGCCGGAGGTGCGCGTGGCCCTGTCGGGTGCATCGATGTCGGTGCAGATGGGCACGGTGGCCGCGCAGCACACCGCGGCGGTCACTGGGCAGGATGCGACGTATGCCCTGGGTGCGCCGACGGCCGTAGCCGACCACAGCGTTTCCGTGGCGCTTGCCGGCCTGTCGGCAACGGCGGATCGCGGCACGCTGGCGCCCGCACATTCGACAGCAACCACCGGGCAGCGGTCCACCACCAACACCGGCACATTGACGGCCGTGGCGGGGCACAACGTCAGCGTGGGCCTGACCGGCGTAGCCATCACCGCGCTGCACGGCGATGCGTTGAGCGCCGTCTTGCCAACCCTGGGTGGAGCGCGCATCGCGGCCGCGTGTGGCGAGATGGCGGTGTCGCGTGATGTCACGGTATCGGGTGCATCGGCAGCTTTCGTCGCCGGCTCGCTCACGCCACGCAGCGGCATCCTGATCACCGAACCCAACCGCACGGCGTTGTTCGCAGCTGAGCAGCGCACCGCCACCATCGCCCCAGACCAACGCGCGGCGCGCTTCGCCGCCTGACCGGAGACGCCTGATGTTCACCGGTCTTTCGCCCATGAATCCGCTGGACGAGAACGTGCCATTCGTCGCGGATTTCTCGAACGTGCTGGGCCTGGGCGAGACCATCGCGAGCGTGGAAGGCGTGCATCTGAATCCCGAAAGCATCGACGTGGGCGCCGGTACGGTCGTCAACGGTGCGCGCACGGCATGCGCCGTGCAGTTCACGCTGGGCAATGGCGCGCCCGGCAAGCACTACATCATCAGCGTCTCGATCGTCAGCACGGCCGGCGTGCATCTGACGCGCGAGGCGTCGCTTCGGGTGAGTACGTAATCATGGCCAGGCCAACCGCTTTCAAACCCGAGTACGTGGCGCAGGCGAAGAAGCTTGCCGCCACGCTCGGCGCCACGGACGTCGAGATCGCCCTGTTCTTCGGCGTGAGCGACCGAACGATCTACCGCTGGAAGCTCGATCACCCCGCCTTCGCCAAGGCACTGAAGGTGGGCAAGGCGCCGGCCAACGAACGGGTGAAGCGCTCGCTCTACCTGCGCGCGGTTGGCTACAGCCATCCGGCGGAGGAAGTGTTCTGCAGCAACGGGAAGGTGACGCGCGTTCAGACGGTCAAGCACTACCCGCCGGACACCGCGGCGGCGATCTTCTATCTCTGCAACCGGGACAAGGAAAACTGGAAGCAGAAGAACCAGACCGAGCACACCGGCCCGGGCGGCGGTCCGATCCAGTCCATCAGCACCACCACCACCGACCCCATCGAGGCCGCGCGCATCTACCAGCAGGTGATGTCGGGCGAGAAATAATGCCGATTCCCTTCGCGTTCGATTTCAAGCGCCCCGACTATCTGGCCGCTTTCGAATGGCGCGTGGAGCGGCTGCAGCGGATCCGCAAGAACCCGGGCGTCATTCCCGGCATGAAGGCGTTCTACAGGGACAACCCGGCGCAGTTCATCATCGACTGGGGCGTGACGTTCGATCCGCGAAATGCAGAACGTGGTCTGCCGACGCTGGTGCCGTTCCTGCTATTCCCCCGCCAAGAGGAGTGGGTGGCATGGTTCATGGAGCGGTGGAAGGCCCAAGAGGATGGCATCACCGAAAAGACCCGCGACATGGGTATGTCCTGGCTCACGATGTCGATGTCGTGCACGGTCTGCTTGTTCCAGCCGCAAATATCCGTTGGCTGCGGTTCGCGGAAAGAAGAGTACGTCGATGTAATCGGTGATCCCGATTCACTGTTCGAGAAAGGCCGCATCTTCCTGCAGAATCTCCCGGCGGAGTTTCGCGGCGGCTGGGATCGCAAGTTGCACGCCAGCTACATGAAGCTGCAGTTTCCGGAATCCGGCTCGATCTTGAGCGGCGAGGCGGGTGACGGCATTGGCCGCGGTGGTCGCGCCAGCTTCTACATCGTTGACGAATCGGCGTTCCTTGCTCGCCCGCAACTGGTGGACGCCTCGCTCTCCCAGACGACGAACTGCCGGCAGGACATCAGTACGCCAAACGGGCGCGCCAACTCGTTTGCGGAGCGGCGCCACGGCGGCAAGGTCAAGGTATTCACGTTTCACTGGCGCGACGATCCGCGAAAGGATCAAGCGTGGTACGACAAGCAGGTTGAGCGCCTTGACCCGGTGACGGTGGCCCAGGAAATCGACATCGATTATTCGGCGTCGGTTGAAGGCGTGCTGATTCCTTCGGCATGGGTGCAGGCGGCGATAGATGCGGACAAGAAGCTTGGCATCGAGATCACCGGCGCGCTCGGCGGCGCGTTGGACGTTGCTGATGAAGGTGTTGACCTCAATGCCTTCGGCGTTTCGCGGGGCGTTCGGATCGAACATCTGGAATCGTGGTCAGGCAAAGGTGACGACATCTTCGGCACCGTGCAACGCGCATTTCGAATCAGTGACGACCGTGGCGTGGCGGCCTTCATGTACGACGCTGATGGTCTCGGCGCTGGCGTCCGTGGTGACTCTCGCGTCATCAACGAGCAGCGGGTGAACAAGGGCAGCTCAGTGATTCGAGTAAGCCCGTTCCGCGGCTCTGGTGCCGTCTACGACCCCGAGGGCGAGATGGTGAAGGAGCGGAAGAACAAGGACTTCTTCGCCAACGCCAAGGCGCAGGCGTGGTGGTCTCTGCGTACACGGTTTCAGAAAACCTACCGTGCCGTGGTCGAGGGCATGGATTACAGCATGGATGATCTGATCGTCATCCCCGGTGATTTGCCGGAGCGAGTGAAGCTGGTGTCGGAGCTGTCGCAGCCGACGTACACCATCAACGCGGTCGGCAAGATTGTGATCGACAAGGCGCCGGAAGGCAGCCGGTCACCCAATCATGCAGACACGGTGATGATCCTGTTCCAGCCCGGTCATCGGGCGTTGGACGTTTGGGCAGCATTGGCCGCCTGACTCACCGGACACGATTCAATGAGCCGACGCAACCGCCGCAGCGCCAACAAATCCGCGCCGGCGGGAGAGGTGCAGGCCACGCCGACCGGCGACAGCTTCGCCAACTTCGCGGCGAAGATGGGCGCCAACGCGTCCAACCTGCAGGGCGGAGCGACCTACGACTTCACGTTCCGAACCCGCAACTACCGCCAGCTCGAATGGATGTACCGAACGTCCGGCATTCTGCGCAAGGCGATCGACATCATCCCGGACGACATGACGCGCGAGGGTATCGAGCTCAGTTCCGACGCGGACCCAGACGACCATCGCAAGCTGACCGAGGCCATGAACCGCATGGGTCTGTGGGACGCGCTGGGTGACGGCGTCCGCTGGGCACGGCTGTACGGTGGCGCGGTCACGGTCTACCTGATCGACGGGCAGGATATGAGCCAGCCGCTGCGCCTGGATTCGATCCGGCCGGGCCAGTTCAAGGGCGTCTACACGATGGACCGCTGGCAGCTCACCCCGGCATTGACGGAGGTGGTGACCGAGTTCGGCCCGGAGCTGGGAAAGCCGCTCTATTACGACGTGATCCTGGACGGCTCGCCGCTGCAGGGCCGACGCATCCACTACACGCGTCTGGCGCGCTTCGTCGGCGCCGAGCTTCCCTTCCGGCAGGCCTACACCGAGATGGGCTGGGGACAGAGCTACATCGAGCAGTGGTTCGACCGCCTGATCGCCTTCGACTCAGCGACCACCGGCGCGGCGCAGCTGATCCACAAGGCGCATCTGCGCACGCTGAAAATCAAGCAGCTGCGCGAGATTCTGGCCGGCCCGGACCAGCTCAAGCGCGGCCTGTACAACCAGGTCGAGTTCATGCGCGTGGCGCAGACGATCGAAGGTCTGACGGTGCTGGATGGTGACGACGATTTCGAAACGAATACTTACACGTTCGCCGGTCTGGACGACCTGATGAATCAGTTTTCGCAGCAATTCGCGGCGGTGACGGATATTCCCATGGTGCGCCTGTTCAGCCAGTCGCCGGGCGGCCTCAATTCCACCGGCGACACCGACATGGAAATGCATTACTCCATGATCCGGCAGAACCAGGAGCGCAAGTTCCGCACGCCGCTGGCCGTGCTGCTGGACATCCTCCACCGCTCGGAGCTGGGCCGCCCGCCGGAAGATGGTTTCGGCTTCGACTTCAACCCGCTCGACCCGCTGAGCGAGGCCGAGGGCGCGGAGATCTTCGGCAAGGTGGCCACGGCCATCGGCAGCCTGTCGTCTGGCGGCATCCTGATGCGCCCAACGGCGCTGAAGGAGCTGCAGAAGGCGTCGGAAATCACCGGCTACGGCAGCACGATCACGCAAGAAGACATCGAGGACGCCGAGAATGACCCTCCGACCATTCCTAACGCTGGACCGGAGGACGAACCAGGTCTGGAAGGAACCAAGGGCACGCAGCGCTGAGCGGTGGTACGCCGTCCAGTTGCGAAAGGTGGCGCGGCAGATTGATGACCTGGTGCGCGGCCAGTTCGGCGAGGACACCGACCCCGCCGAGGTGACGCCGCGCATCGTCGAGACGCTTCAACGCTACGCCAGCACGCTGACAAGCTGGGCCGGATCCGTCGCCGATCGCATGATCCTGGACGTGGACCGGCTGGACCGGCAGGAATGGATGAGCCGCAGCGAGGAAATCGGACGCGGCCTGATGGACGAGATCCTGCACGCGCCAACCGGTGAAGCCTTCCGGGACATTCAGGCGCGGCAAGTGGCACTGATCCGCAGCCTGCCCACGGACGCGGCGGAGCGGGTGCAGAAACTGGCGATGGAGGCGGTGGTGGGTGGCACGCGGGCGAAGGACGTCGCGGCCGAGATCATGCGCACCGGTGAGGTCACGAAATCGCGGGCCAACCTGATTGCCGTCACTGAGGTGAGCCGGGCGCAGACCGGGCTTGTGCAGGCGCGCTCCATGTTCGTTGGCTCTGTTGAGTACGACTGGATCACGGCGGGCGACACGGACGTGCGCCCTGATCACAGGCGATTGAGTGGAAAAATCATCCGCTGGGATGACCCGCCCATCGCCGACACACGCAATGGAGCGAGGGCGCACGCGGGCTGCATCTATCGATGCCGCTGCTGGGCGAAGCCACGAATCCCTGGAGTGAATTGAGACATCCTCCAGCGCTAGAAGTAGCATGCACGCATGAAAAGCATCGACCTGACATTCTACGAAGTTGGCGAAAAGGCTCCGGATCAGGGCATGCCGATCCTCGTGTTGCATGAGGGCGGATGGGTTGTTGGGGCGCTTTACGGCGAGGTGTGGCGCGAGGCCTCGTTTTCCGAAGATCAGCTTCATGGCGTTATAGGGTGGTGCGAACTGCCTGCGCCCTGGCGTTGCCGCGTATAGCTCGAGTCAAGCGCCCAGCACCGGCCACAACACATTCACCCGAAGCCCGCCCAGTGCGGGCTTTTTATTACCCGGAGTCCTGACATGGCGCGAGCCTACACAACCCACAAGCTCGGCCCGCGCCGCTCGCTGACGCCCGAAGGCTTCCTGATCTGCCACGACGTGCCGGTGGCCAGCATCGGTGAGTTGCTGTACGGGCGTGGCGAGGTGCCGCTGCAGACCGGCGACGACGGCTTCATCCGCGTGACTCGCACGGCTGACGACCTCTTTAGCGAGATCACGCTGTCCAGCTGCGAAGGCAAGCCGGTCACGTTCAAGCATCCGCCCGGCCTGAAGGTCACCGCCGACAACTACGCCACCGTGATGCGCGGGCACATGAGCAACGCGCGCCGCGGTACCGGCTCGGATGACGACGTCATTCTGGCCGACCTCACCATCTTTGACCGACCCACCATCGACGCCATCACGTCGGGCCAGGCCGAAGAGGTCTCGATCGGGTACGAGGCGAGTTACACCCAGGACGCGCCCGGCAGAGGCCGGCAGACCAACATTGTTGTCAACCATGTGGCCGTGGTCCCGAAAGGGCGATGCGGACCGCGCTGTGCCATCGGAGATGAGGAACTGACCATGAACTGGCTCGAAAAGCTGAAAGCGGCGATTGCCGAGAAAATCCGCACCGGTGACGCCGACGGCGCCGCTGCCCTGATCACCCAGGCCGAGGCCGAACGCGACGCCGAACTGGCGGCCGCAGCGAAGCCCACCGGCGACACCCAGGCGGTGACGCTGGATGCGGCCACGCTGGCGATCATCACCAAGCTGGGCGAGCGCGTGGAAGCGATCGAGACCGGCCTGCAGGCGAAAGCCACCGCCGACGCGGAAGCCGCCGCTGCCGCCGAGAAGGCAAAGGAACAGGCCGCCACGGCCGACGCCGAGCTGGTGACGCTGTACCCGGCCAGCCGTGCGCAGGACATCGCCAGCAAAGCCGAGATTCTGGCCCCTGGCTTCACCATGCCCACGGTCGATGCCACCGCTACCGCCGACTGCGCCGCCGCGCTGTGCGGCTGCCAGCGTGCCGTTCTGGCCAAGTCCTACGCCGGTGACGGCAAGGCCTCCATCGACATCATCCTCGCCGGTCGCACGCTGGACACCGAGGGCATGGATGCGCCGACCATCGACGGCATCTTCAACGCCGCCGCCGCGGTGCGCGCGATGCAGAACAACGCACTCACCACCGGCAACAAGCCCGAGGGCTACAAGCCGCCCCTCAACCCCATCGAACGCATGAAGCAGGGCATCGCCAAAGTGCACAACACCAAGGCCGCATAACGGCACTCACTGAGGAATCACCATGACCGCTTATCTCAAGAGCTTGCCGTTCGGCGCCCCTGGCGTGCTGAGCCGGCCCCACGTCCACACCAACGAGCCGCAGATGGTCAACTCTGCCGCCGCCCCGACCGCTTACGGCGTGCCGGTGAAGATGGTTTCCGGCAAGGTCAACGCCATTGCCGCCTCCGACGCCGCTTCGGTGGTGTATGGCTTCCTGGTGCGCCCCTTCCCGTCGCAGGACTTCGCCTTCCCCGGTGACTTCGGCGGGGCAACGCCGCCCACCAGCGGCACCGTCAGCGTGATGCGCCGCGGCTACATGCTGGTGCACGTGAACGCCGGTACCGCCGCGCCGCAGGGTGTCGTGTACATGCGTGTCGCCACGCCGGCCACGGGCAAGCCTGTCGGCGGTATCGAGGCCGTTGCCGACAGCACCAACACCGTGGTGATCGCTGGCGCCACGTTCCAGACCGCCGCCGATGCCGATGGTGTCGCCGAGATCGCCTACAACATCTGACCCCTACCCACAGCGTCACCACCGGGCCGCCCTTGAGGCGGTTTTTTTGTGGCCGCGATTCGGAGACCTACCCCATGAAGCAGCTGATCCTCCCCCGGTCCGTCCGGGCCTTCACCGCGGACCACGCGGCCGACCCCTCGCAGATGCAGGGCCTCACCCTGGATGCGGCCACCATCGACTCGGCTGGCGCCTTCCTGATGGGCGAACTGGAGCGTTTCGACCAGCGCCTGTATGAACCGCTGGTGCAGTTCACCTGGTCGCGCGACATCGACATCCGCTCGGATGTGACGCTGGCCGACGAGGTGTCGAGCTTCGCGCGCATCAACTACGGCGCCAACCCGGGCACGTCGTCGGGCAGCAAGAAGAGCTTCATCTCGACGGTGGCCGATGCGCTGCCGACCGTCTCGGTCGATCTGCAGAAGCAGTTCATGCCACTGACCCCATGGGGCATGTCGCTGCAGTGGTCGGTGTTCGAACTGGCCGCCAGCCAGAAAGTGGGTCGGCCGATCGACTTGCAGAAGGCCAACGCCATGAACCTGAAATGGAACATGGATCTGGACGAGCAGACCTACATCGGCGACACGCAACTCGGCGTCTCCGGCCTGTTCAACAACCCGAACGTGTCCACGTCGAATGCGCCCAACGGTGCGGCCTCGTCGCCACTGTGGGCGAACAAGACGCCGACCGAGATCCTGGCAGACGTCAATGCGGTGCTGAACGCCGCGTGGGCCGCGTCGGGCTACAAATACGTACCCACCGAGATTCGCCTGCCGCCGGCGAACTTCTCGTACATCAACGCGCAGCTGATCTCCACCGCGGGTAGCCGCTCGATCCTGAACTACCTGGCCGAGAACTCGCTGTCCAACGCGCAGAACGGCGTGCCGCTGCGCATCCTGCCGGTGAAGTGGCTGACCGGCGCGGGCGCCAGCGGGACCAATCGCATGGTGGCCTACACCAAGCGCGAGGACCTGGTGCGCCTGCCGGTGGTACCGCTGCAGCGCACGATGCTGCAGGTCAAGGGCATCTTCCAGACCACCGACTACTACGGCAAGTTGGGCGCCGTCGAGTTCCCCTACACCGAAACCATCGCCTACATGGATGGCATCTGAGGAGAACGACATGGCAAAGATCAACCTTTCGCGCGCCATTACCCTGAACAAGGACGATGGCACCGTGCTGGAACTCCCGGCCGGCGAGCAGACCGTCGACAAGGACGTCGCCAGCCACTGGTTCGTGCAGGCTCACCTTGTCGGCGCAACGGATGACGGCGAAGCGGCCGAGAACGAGGCGCGCGAGGCGGCGGAACAGGCCGAGAAGGCCGCCGCTGCCGAGAGGGAAGCGGCCGAGAACGAGGCGAAGGGCAAGGAAGCGGCCAAGGGCAAGACCACCACCGGCAAGAGCACGGGCTGATGTTCGACCTCTCGCTGTTCCGGGATACGTTTCCGGCCTTCGCAGACCTGAGCGTCTACCCGGACGCGAGAGTGTCGTTTCAAGGCTCACTGGCAGACAAGCTCTACGGGGATGACCCGTGGGGCGACCTGCAGGGCTATGTGGCGATGCTCGCGGTCGCCCATGCGCTGTCGATGCAGGGCAAGTCGGGCGGATCGAGCGGCGGCGTCAAGGGCGTGGTGTCGGCCAAGTCGGTGGACAGGGTTTCCGTTTCCTACGACGTCAGCGCCACCACGTACAAGGATGCGGCCTACTTCAACGGCTCTCCCTACGGCGTGGAGTTGTACTGGCTGATCCAGATGGCCGGGGCCGGTCCGATGCACGTGATGGGTAACTCGACGGTGCTGCCGTGGCAATTCTGACGGGCATCAAGGTCAAGAAAGACGAACTGCGTAGCGTCCTGGCCGCCATCAAGCGGGCAACGCGCGAGAACCTGCTGGTCGGCATCCCGTACTACCACACGGCGCGGCCGGGCGAGGTCGGCATCTCGAACGCGGATCTGGGTTACATCCACGAGTTTGGCGCGCCGGCGGCCAATATTCCGGCGCGCCCGGCACTGATTCCCGGCGTGCTTGCCGCCACGAAGCAAGCCACGGCACTGATGGCTGATGGCATGTCCGACGAGATGGCGGGGCAGCGCGGTTCCGCGCATATCAGCCTGCACAAGGCCGGCTTGGTGGCGGTCAACTATGTGCGGCAGACGATCACTGACGGCGTCGAGCCGGAATTGTCGGAGGTGACGATCCGTCGGCGCCTGGAGCGAGGGCGTACCGGCACGACGCCATTGCTCGACACCGGGCAGTACCGCAACGCATTCACGTATGTGATTCGCCACAAGGGCCAAACCGATGCCGCTGCTTGACGTCTCTGATGTTCTTGACGACGAGGACTTCGCCGACGAGCTGAGGCTGACCGTGCGCGCGGTGACGATAGATGGCAATGGCCGCGGGCAGACGAGCGAAAGCACCACGCCGATCTGCGGCGTCGTCACCAGCGACAAGGGGCGCAACCGCGACCTGATCGCCGAGGGCCAGCGCGTCGTCGGGTCGATCCTGGTGCACACGGGTACCCGGCTCACCTCCGGCGGCGAGGGACGCGAGGCGGATGCGGTGACCTGGAATGGGCGCCAGTACACCGTGGTGTCGATCGACGACTACAGCCGATACGGCGAGGGCTTCATCTGCGCGCATTGCGACCTGATGCCGCTCAGTGGTGGCGCCGATGGCCAATGACTCGACCACGGCCGGTTATCTGGCGCCGACCGGCACCGTGGTGGCCGATGACGCGCTGGAGGACATCTTCACCGGCATGGTCGTCGGCATCGCCGGGATTGCGGCCGGCCTCGTGCGTCCACGCTGGCAGACCAACCCGCCACCGATCCCCGCGGCCAGCGTGAACTGGTGCGCGATCGGGATCACCACCACGACACCTGACGCCAACGCCGCCATCAGCCATTCGCCCGGGCTGGATGGCGAGGGCATCGACAACCTGCTGCGCCACGAGGACATCGAGGTGATGGCCAGCTTCTACGGCCCACAGGGCCAGGCCAACGGTCTGCGCCTGCGCGACGGCCTGCAGATCGCGCAGAACCGCGACACGCTGGCGCTGGCGGGCGTGTCGTTCGTGTCCGCCGGCATCCTGAGGAATGCGCCCGACCTCGCCAATCAGCAGTGGATCAGGCGCTACGACCTGCTGCTGACCTTCCGCCGCGCCGTCGCACGTACCTACAACATCCGCAACCTCCAGTCCGCTGACGGCAACGTTTCGGATGGAAGCACTTCCGTCGACTTCGCCGTGACAGACGGCCAACCCTAGAGGATTCACCCATGACCCTTTCCGTCAGCAGCGTCGTCAACGTCACGGTGAGCCTCTCGCCGACGGCGGCGGCAGAGCGCAACTTCGGCTCGATCCTGATTCTTGGATCGTCCGGCATCGTCACGACCGCCGAACGGCTTCGCGCCTACACGAATCTCGACGACATTGCGGTCGACTTCGGCACGACCGCGCCGGAGTACAAGGCCGCCGCGCTGTTCTTCGCGCAGAGCCCGCAGCCTTCGCTGGCCTACCTGGGCGAGTGGGCCCAGAGCGCGACCAGTGCGTCGATTCGGGGCGGCGTGCTGACGCTGGCTGATCAGGCCATCGGCCCATTCCAGGCGATCACCTCCGGTACGCTCAGCCTGTCCATCAACGGGACGGTAAAGAACCTCACCGCGCTCGACTTCAGCGACGACGACAATCTGAACGCGGTGGCTGGCACGCTGACCACTGCGTTGACCAGCGCGGGCACGGTGACCTGGAATGCCGCGGCGGCGCGTTTCGAGATCGTCAGCGCCACCACGGGCATCACCAGCACGATCACCGCAGCGGCTGACGGCGCCGTGGCCAGCCTGCTCAAGATGCAGGCCTCACAGGCGGAGGCGCCGGTCGCTGGCGTCGCGGCGGAAACCTTGGTCGATGCCGTGGCCGACCTGGCCGACAAGTCGTCGGACTGGTACGGCCTGGTGGTTGCTGCGGCGGGTGTCGATGATGACGATGTGCTGGCGGTTGCCGCCTTCATCGAAGGTGTCGGCACCTCCCGGGTGTATGGCGTCACGTCGCAGGATGCGCAGGAGCTGGTGACCGGGCAAACAACCTCGCTGGGCTACCGCCTCGCGCAGCTGAAATACCAGCGCACCTTCTGGCAGTACAGCTCCAGCAACCCGTATGCCGCCGCGTCGGCGTTCGGGCGCGCCTTCACCGTCAACTTCGACGGCTCCAACACCACGATCACGCTCAAGTTCAAGCAGGAGCCGGGCGTCGTCGCGGAAGACATTTCCGCCTCGCAGGCCGCCGCCATCAACGCGAACCACGGCAACGTGTTCGTGAAGTACAACAACGCGACAGCGATCCTGCAGCAGGGCGTGGTGGCCAATGGCTACTACTTCGACGAGGTGCACGGGCTGGCCTGGTTGCAGAACGCCGTGCAGACGGCGGTTTACAACCTGCTCTACACGAACCCGAAGATCCCGCAGACGGATGCCGGCGTGAACCAGCTGGTCACCACGATCAACCGCACGCTCGACCAGTCGGTGACGAATGGCCTGGTCGCGCCGGGCGTGTGGAATGCCGCGGGCTTCGGTTCGCTGAGCCAGGGCGACACGCTCTCGACCGGCTTCTACGTCTACGCGCCGAAGATCGCCACGCAGAGCCAGGCCGACCGCGAGGCCCGCAAGGCGCCGCCGATCCAGATTGCCCTCAAGCTCGCCGGTGCGGTTCACAGCGCCGATGTCCTCATCAACGTGAACCGATAAAAGGAGCTTCACGCCATGTCTCAGACCTACTCGTTTCTCGACGTCAACGCGACGCTTGCCGGCGTCACCGGCGTCATCGACCTGGGCGCCGGTGTCGGCAATGCCGCCGAGGGCATCACCGTGGAAATGGCCAACGACAAGAACGTCATGACCATGGGCGCCGACGGCAACGGCATGCACAACCTGATGGGCGACAAGTCCGGCCAGATCACCGTGCGGCTGCTCAAGACCTCGCCGGCCAACGCCAAGCTATCGGTGGCCTACAATGCCCAGACCATCAGCTCCCGCCTGCACGGACAGAACGTCATCACCATCACCAACCCCGTCAGCGGCGACACCATCGTCGGCCGTGGCGCCGCGTTCAAGCGCCAGCCGACCAACACCTATGCCAACGAGGGCGGCACGATGGAGTGGGTGTTCGACGTGATCAAGATCGACCAGCTGCTGGGCAGCCTCGCGGACGCCTTCTGATGAACTTCGAAATCAACGGCCACGAGTACTCCAGCCGCAAGCTCGACACGTTCAAGCAGCTGCACCTGGTCCGCCGCGCCGCGCCGGCCCTGGGCAGCATCGTCAAGGCCCAGCAGCAAGGCGCCAAGACAATCGTGGATTACGCCGGGCCGATGGCCGATGCCATTGCCGGCCTGCCCGAGGATGACTTCGACTGGGTGGTGCACACCTGTCTCGGCGTGGTGCAGCGCAAGCAGGGCAGCAATTGGACCGCGGTGGATACCAACGCCACGCTGATGTTCGATGACATCGAGTTGCCGGAGCTGCTGCAGATTCTCGGCAAGGTGATCATGGAGAACCTGGGGCGTTTTTTTCCACAGAGCGTTATCAGCGACTCGCAAGCCCCGCAGGCGCCCCAGCCGTAAGCCGTTGGCGAACCCTTCCCGGTGGCGAAGACTGGCTTCTTCGCCCCGTGATCAAGGGCATGTGCCGCTACGAAAGCTTGCTCGACTGCACCCTTGACCTCGCGGACATCGCTCTGATGAACGATGCGCTCGACGTGATGGACGACAACCGCACCCTGGCCGAAGAGGCATCGAAGTAATGGAATCGTCCGTCATCCGAGAGTTTCTCGTCAGCCTTGGCTACGAGGTAAACGGCACCCAAGAGCGCCAGTTCGTGCGCGGCGTGGAGAAATCCACCAAGGTGGTGGCCGGGCTGGGCGTGGCCCTGACTGCGCTGGTGGCCGGTACCGTGGCTGCCACCAATGCGATGGAGCGGATGTTCTTCGCCTCGCAGCGCTCGCAGGCGTCGGTGCGCGGCATCCAGGCGATGCAGTACGCCGTGGCCGATCTAGGCGGTTCCGCTGACGGTGCGTTGAACGCCATCGAGAGCATCGCGCGCTTCATGCGTGAGAAGCCGGGCGGCGAGTCGTGGATCAAGGCGCTGGGCGTGCAGACCCGTGACGCCAACGGCCAGATGCGCGACACCAGCGAGATCATGGCCGACATTGGCCAGCGGCTGGCGAAGATGCCGTATTACCGGGCGGCGCGGTATGCGCAGGTGCTGGGGATCGACGAAAAGACGCTGATCGCGTTGCGCAGCGGGGTGGGCAAGTTCTCCGACGAGTACAAGCGCATGGCCAAGGCCGTGGGCTACGACTCCGAGGGGGCGGCGAAGACCTCGCACGGCTTCATGGTGCAGCTGCGCGGCCTGGGTAGCTATGTCGACATCCTTGGCAAGAAGTTCTTCACGGCCTTCGCCGGCACGCTGACCCCTGTCATCGAGAAGGCGCGCCGATGGATTGAGCACAACGGCGGATTGATCAGCCGGGTGATCGACAAGATCGTGCAGGGCTTGGCCGCGTTCGGTCACCTCGTGACATCGATCATCACCCGTGCCGTGGAGATTTTCGGGAACCTTGCCGATGCCTACCGCCGCCTTGATCCGGAAACACAAGGGTTTCTGAAAGGGGTGATTGCCATCGTGGCGATCTGGAAGGTGATGAACGCGCTGTTCGCTGCCTCACCCATTGGCCGAGTCATCACGCTCGGGCTGGCCATCCTTGCGCTGTTCGATGACTACAAGACCTGGAAGGAGGGCGGCAAAAGCCTGATCGACTGGAAAAACTGGAAGACCGAGATCGACCTGGCCGTCGGCGCCGTGAACGTGCTGATCGAAGCGCTGAAGACCCTCAACAAGTGGCGCAAAGCCGCAGGCGACGCGGTGGGTGGATTCGCCGCGAAAAAGGCCGCCGAGATCGAGAATGGATCGACGGCGAACGACCAGCGCCAGCGTGGCAGCGCCATCCACCGCTTGCTCCAGAGCCTGGCCTACGGTGCCGGCTACGATCCGCGCACCGGGGAGAAGATTCCCGATCAGTACCTGACCGATCCGGAGGCGAGCGCCGGCCCGCGCGGCATCCGCAATAACAACCCCGGCAACCTCAACTACGCCGGTCAGCGCGGCGCCTCGCTGGAATCCGGACCCAATGCGCGCTTTGCGGCGTTCGGTACGCCGCAGGCCGGCTTGAATGCGCTGGCGCAGCAGTTGTCGCTGTACGGCAGCCGCGGCACCGACACGATCAACGCGATCGTGGCCAAGTACGCGCCGGCCAGCGAGAACGACACGGGCGCTTATGCCGCCAGCCTCGCCAAGGCGCTTGGCGTGGCGCCGGGCACCAAGCTCAACCTGCAAGACCCGTCCGTGATGCAGGGCCTGATGCGCGGCATCGTCAGCCACGAGAACGGTCAGAATCCGTATTCGTCCGACATGTACCGCCAGGCCGCGACCGGTGCCAGCGCCTCAAGCCGGACACTTCAGCAGGAGACGAACATCAACATCTACGGGGCCAAGGATGCGCAGGCCGCAGGCCAAGAAGTGGCACGCCGGCAGGATGGGGTGAACAAGCGCGCTGCCCGCAACCTGATGCCGGCGGCGTCATGAGCACGCTGTCTGGCCTGGTTAAGGCGGGCGCTGTCGGCGCGCTCGGCCAGTTGGAAGATGTGTTCCTGCATACCCGGCGGTCGATCAGTTACATCGTGCCGCAGGTGACAATTCAGGAGCATCACCGCGACGAGGTGGCGTTGACCGATCACCCGATCGACAGCGGCGCACCGGTTACCGATCACGCCTTTTCGCGTCCGTCCGAACTGCTGATGACGATCGGCTGGAGCGATGCTGCCTCGTTCTTCGATGTCGGTGGATCATCGAACAACGCCGAGGATGCCTATCCGGCCCTGTTGGAGCTGATGAACCAGCGCTCGCCGCTGGGTGTGGTTACTGGAAAACGCACCTACGACAACATGGTGATCGTGAGCCTCGATACCGTGACCGACGCCAAGACCAATAGCACGCTAGTGATCGAAGTGGGCATGCGGCAAGTGATCATCGTGGAGACCGCCACCACGACACTGGCGCCCGTGACGCAGCAGCAGGAGCCGGAGAAAACTGCCGAGTCAGTCGACCAGGGCATGAAGCAACCCGTGCAACCGAAGGAATCGGGGCTCTACCAGGTCGGCGGCTTTCTTGAGGGCTTGCTGTGAGCCAGGTACTTGAGATTCCACTGACCGCACAGAGTCAGTCGTTCCAGATCACCCTGTCCGGGCGGGCGTATCGGATGGCGGTGTCCTGGCGCGAGCCCTTCGGCTGGTTCATGGACATTGCGCTCATCGATGGAACGATGCTCGTGGCCGGCGTGCCGCTGGTGACGGGCGTCGATCTGTTGGCTCAATACGTCTATCTGGGCATTCCCGGGAAGCTTGTTGTGCTGTCCGATGGCAACCCCTTCGCGGCGCCCACCTTCGACAACCTGGGAGCGTCTGCCCATCTCTACTACGTGACCGACGATGCCTAGCCAGTTTGGACGAGCGCTGTCGCTCAAGGTGGGTACCGATGCGGGAGATGGGCTGGATCTATCGCAGCTGCGCGTCACGTTCGAGGTGCGAAACGCCACCATCAACACGCCGAAATACGCGCTGATCCGGGTCTACAACCTCGCCGCCGAGAAGATGGCCAGGATCATCAATGAGTTCACCCAGGTGGTGCTGCAAGCGGGTTACATCGATCCGGGGCCGTCGACCATCTTCGAGGGTCAGATCGTGATGACGCGGCGCGGACGCTACGACACCGACACCTTCATCGAGATCACCGCACAGGATGCGGACCAGGCGCACAATTACGGCGTGATCAGCACCACGCTGGTGGCCGGGTGGACGTGGGACGACGTGTACAACGCATTGCTGGGCGCGCTGGGAGCCTATGGTGTAACGGGCGGTAACAAGCCGTCCTTCAGCACCGAAAAGGGGCTGCGCGGCAAGCAGCTGGACGGCATGGTGAGCGCCCAGCTGACCATGCTGGCCAATAACCAGAACTGCGACTGGTACATCGAGGACAACAAGCTCACCTTCCTGGAAAAGGGCGCCACACTGCCGGGCGAGGTGCCCATGCTCAATTCTGGCAACGGCCTGTTGAGTGTGCCGGACCAGACGGTCGACGGCGTCATCATCTCCTGCCTTCTGCGCCCGCAGATCCGCGCCGGCATGATGATCAAGGTCGACAACAAGCAGCTTCTGGATGGGAGCGACGCGCAAGTGAAGGTGAGACAGGATGCTTTTCGGAGCAATGAATACGTCTACGTCCCTGACGTCAGCGCCGACGGCAGCTACAAAGCAGCTTGCGTGACCCACGTTGGTGATACCCGAGGCGACGACTGGGTGACTGAAATCATCTGCGTGAACCTGGCCTCGCCATCGCTCTCGGCGGTCACCACGGAAGCCGTCCCCGATGCTCGATAACCCGCAACGCTTCGACGATCTGCTGGCCACCCTTCAGGCATCCGCGGCCAGCGCGCTCGTGGACACGTGGACGGCGCTCCCGGGCGTCATCGTCAGCTTCGACCCGGACACCTCGCTGGCCCAGGTGCAGCCGGCCATCAAGGCCAGGATCACGGCGCCCGATGGCAGCACGTCAACCGCGGCGCGCGCGCTGCTGGTGGACGTGCCCGTATGCTTTCCCGGTGGCGGCGGCTGCACGCTGACCTTCCCGGTGACCGAGGGTGACGAATGCCTGCTGGTGTTCGCGGCGCGTGGCATCGATGCGTGGTTGGAATACGGCGGCGTGCAGGAGGCGATGCCCGATCACAGGCACGCCATGAACGACGCCTTCGCGTTCGTGGGCGTCCGATCCAAGGCGCGCAAGCTGGCGCAGCCGGCGGCCAGCACGACGCAGTTGCGCAGCGATGACGGCGCCACATACGTGGAGATCAACCCTGACGGCCAGATGGTCAACGTGGTGGCTCCTGGTGGAATCAACCTCAATGGCGTCACGATCGACGCCGCCGGCAATGTCACGTCACCGGCTACCGTCACGGCAGTAACGGATGTGCTCGCCGGTACCGTCAGCCTCAAGACTCACACCCATTCGGCTGTGATGTCGGGTGGTGGAACGTCAGGGCCGCCAGTGCCATGATGAGTGGCATCTGGGGAGGGTTGGCGAATGGAAATTGTGTTTTTGATCTGCGTGGTACTCGTGATCCTCACGCTGTTCGGATCATCGCCCACAAAGAAGATTTGCCGCTATTGCGGCCACGTCGGTAAGCCGGCGATCGCTCGCGGCGGAAGCATGGGCCTGGCGTGGTTCCTTTTCATCATCGTCAGCATGGGCCTTGGACTCATTTTCTACCTGTTTCGCGCGAGGGAGAAACGCGAGGTCTGCCAGTCATGCGGCCATGATGAGGTGATCCCGATCAACTCCCCTGTAGGTCGAGAGCTGATGCAACGATTCCACCAGTAACCGAATCCAACCCGCCCACGTGGCGGGTTTTTCATTTCCGGAGCCACCATGCGCTATCGACAGCTCGACACCTCCGGCGACTACACCCTGAATGCGTTCCTCGCCAACTCGCCACAGGCTGTGGGCCAGGCCATCAAGACCCGCCTGGCGCTGATCACTGGCGAGTGGTGGCTCAACACCAGCGAGGGCACGCCGTGGCGAACGCAGGTACTGGGCAAGTACACGCAGGGCGCCTACGACGCGGTGCTGAAGTCCCGCATCCTGAAAACCACGGGCATGCTGTCCATCGACGCCTACGACAGCCAGCTCGACCGTAACACCCGGGCACTGACCGTCACGGCAGCCGTCACCACGATCTACGGCGAAACCACCATCGAGGCCACGCTGTGACCATTACCACCGTTGCCCCCATCATCGGGCCCAATGGCGTGACCGCGCCAAGCTATGCGGACATTCTCAGCTTCATCCGCGGCCGCTATCAGCAGATTTTCGGCGCCGATGTCTATGTCGATCCAGACTCTCAGGACGGCCAGTTCCAGGCGGTTCTGGCCGAGGCGTTCTACGACATGGGGAGCGCGTGCGTCGCGGCCTACCGGAGCTTTTCGCCCTCTACGGCCGTGGGTGACGCGCTGTCGTCAAATGTCAAAATCAACGGCATCGTGCGGAACGTGTCCACCTTTTCGACGGTCGACGTGCAGATCGGCGGAACCGTCGGAACAACCATCATCAACGGTTCCGTGCAGGACGCGAACGGCAACACCTGGAACCTGCCGGCTACGGTCACGATCCCTGGCGCCGGCACCATCACGGTGACCGCGACGGCGCAGGCTGCCGGCGACATCGAGGCCAACCCCTACACGGTGACCACCATTGCCACGCCGAAGCGAGGCTGGCAGACGGTAACCAACGCCTCAAGCGCGGCGCCTGGCGCGCCGGTGCAATCGGATGCCGACTTACGTGCCGTGCAGGCGATATCAACCGCGCTGCCATCGCTGACGGTGCTTGATGGGCTGATCGGCGCCGTGGCGAACGTGCCGGGCGTCACGCGCTACCGGCCGTACGAGAACGACACCAGCAGCACGGATAGCCGCGGCATCAGCGCCAACTCCATTGCCGTTGTGGTCGAAGGCGGCGACTCGCAAACGATCGCAGCTACGATCGCGGCGAAGAAGACCCCGGGAACCGGCACCTTCGGCACCACCAGCGAGACGATCACCAACGTCTACGGAAACAGCCAGACCATTCACTTCAGCCGCCCATCTGAGGTGGTCGTCAGTTCGGTGATTTCGATCAAGGCCCTGGCTGGCTACTCAAGCACAACTGGCGCCGCCGCCGTGCAGGCGTTGATCGCCTACATCAACAGCGTGAGCATTGGCGGCGGCGACGCCGGGTCCATGGGCTGGGACAACTGCATGGAGGCAGTGAAGAGCGTGCCGGGCGCCATGACGTTTCGTGTCACGTCACTGACCTTGAGTCGAGATAGCGAAACCCCGGCGCAGGCTGATGTGGATATCGCTTACAACGAAGCGCTGACCACCGATGAAAGCCACATCACCCTCGCAGTGAGTTGACCATGGCCTACACCGACCGCATCACATCGGAGCATGCCGATAGGCCGAAGTTCATGGCGCTGGTTGAGGCGATGACGGGTTCAGCGCAGTCGCTCACCGATTTCGCTATGGCGCTTCCTCAACTATTCGATCTGGACGAGGCGTCCGGGGTCCAGCTCGATGCTGTTGGCGAATGGGTCGGGCAATCCAGGGGCCTCACATCCCCCATCGATGACGTCTATTTCTCGTGGGATACGGATGGCGTGGGCTGGGATGAGGGAGTGTGGAAGCGCGTCGGAGACCCATCGAGCGGCGTCACCGAGCTGGACGACACGACGTTTCGCCTGCTCTTGCGCGCCAAGATTGAGGCAAATCACTGGGATGGGTCGATGGAGAAAACCGTCACCATCCTGCAGAAGATTTTCGGACCCGTCGGACTCACGGCAAGCATCACCGACAATCAGAACATGACGATGACCATCACCATCGCTGGGGCAGGCCTTCCGGCTATCTACAAGGCGATTATCAACGGCGGCTATCTGCCCATCAAACCCATGGGTGTGCGCGTCATCTACGTCCTTCCTTGAACCCGTAACCAAGCCACCTTCCGCGGGCGCCATAAGGCGCCTTTTTTGTGCCCGGAGCCATCATGCCCATTCAAAACGATTTCCTGACGTTCGCGGCCGCCAGCGATGCCAACGTGCTGACGCAGGCGGAATATGCCGCGGCGTCAGCCACCGATACCGGCTACACCCAGGGCGTCGCTTCATCGGCAGCGGTAAACAAGACCTTGCGGCAAGCCACTCTCATGGCCGCCGTGATCGCTCAGTTCATCGTCGACAACACGGGTGAAGACGCCATCGACGATGGCACCACGGCAACGCTTCTTGACAACCTGAAGAAGGCCACCACGGGCCGCCTCATCGGTGTGCAGAAGTTCGCGGCAAGCGGTACATACACGCCGACACCTGGCACCAAGAGCGTCATAGTCGAACTTTCTGGTGCCGGTGGCGCCGGTGGCGGCACGGCGGCGTGCTCAGCATCGCAGGCTTCCGCAGGCGCTGGTGGTGGCGCTGGCGGCTACGCCAAGAGCCGCCTAACCACCGGCTTCTCCGGAGTGACGATCACCGTAGGCGCTGGCGGTACCGGCACCACCGGCGGCGCTGGCGGCAATGGAGGCGCATCATCATTCGGCGCGCTTCTGTCGGCACCGGGTGGCAGTGGCAGCGGCGCAACCGCCGCTCAAATCAGCTTCCCCTTCATCACGGGCTATGCCAACGGGGGTGGCGTCGGCATCGGCGGAAACATCCTCAACGCCTCCGGTGGCTTTGGCGCGACAGCATTCATGACCACGGGCGGCAATGTCATCTCCGGCTCCGGTGGTGCCTCGTTCTTCGGTGCCGGCGCTAACGCATCGATCAACGCCACCGCCAACGGCAATGCGGCCACGACACCCGGAAGCGGAGGCTCTGGCGCAACGACAGTCGCCGGTGGCGCCGCGAGGGCGGGCGGCAATGGCGCCCCGGGCATCTGCATCGTCTACGAATACGCCTAATCGGCTATCGCGACAGTCCGACGCGCGACACCTTGAGCGACAAGGCGCGCGTGTCGGGGCTGCTAGAGAATGTGCTCGGCGTGAACGAATGATCCGTTTGCAGTTCGACGAACAGTGGGGCCGTCATGCCCTGCAGCTGTTTGGGCAACACGCGGATATGGAAGAGCTCGTCACTGGTGAACGACTTTTCCGCTACCTGCTTGCCGTTGATCGTGGCGCGCAGAGAAATGGGCGCGTCTATGCCCGCCTTGCGATAGAGCGACACGGGCATCCACCCCGATATGTCAATGGACTGCCCGTCGCCCGGAAGGCTCCAGATGCGAGCGGATGCATCCGGCCCAACCCATGCAGAACCGCCATCAGCCACCCATGAACCACGCAGTATCGACGTGCTGCGCAGGCCGGCGGCAAGATAGTCGACGGATGCGTCGAAGCCGTCCGCAACGTACGGCGGCGCGAGGGTAAGGCTGAAACGCCCGATCTGCCCATCGATTCGTTCATCCGGGCGCGCTACGTCGCCACCGCCGTACCAAACGGTGAAGCTGCCGTCGTCATTGCCCAGAATCGTGCTGTCGCAAATGACCTTGTCGTTCCAGCCCTTTCTGTCGGTGAAGACACCCGCGGTGGACATTTTCTTCCAGCTGACGCCATCGCTCGATATCGCATAGCCGAGGTCGCGTGATTCGCTCGCGCTGCGTCCCGTGTAAATCATGTAGTAGAAGGGCGCGGAGAACACCACGCTGGGCTCACCCAAGCCGTTCTCGTCGAACGTGCTGGCGGCTCCCACGTCGAGGATGGGGTTGCCTGCGAACTTCGTCCAGCGCTCTCCATCGGAGGACATGGCCACGCCGAGGCGTTGGATGTTGTGCTCATCCATACCGAGGTAATACAGGTAAAGCTTGCTACCCCGCACGATCACGTACGGGTCGCCAACAGCCTTGCCGTCCCAGGCATGCGGGCGCCCCACATCCAGCACGGGGCGATTCGCCTTTGCCAGCCGCTCACCATCGCTCGTGGTGGCGAGTCCGATCCGGGTGATGCCCTGCGCGTCCTGCCCTTGGTAGAGGTACAGAATCCGCCCCTTCCAGGCGATCGCTGCGCCGTTGGCAGCGATGTACTGGCTATCCCACGAATGGCCGGGCGAGAGCACCGGGTTTCCGCCGAACTTCGCCCAATGCATACCGTCGTCTGACGTGGCCAGCCCGGTCCGCCAAGACTCGCCGTCGAAGCCCGAATAGAAATTGAGCAGCTTCCCCTTGAAGCGGATCACCGAGGGGTTAAGCACGTCGACGGAATCCCAGGCTCCCGCTGGTCCCCTGGTGAGCACCGGAGCGCCGGTCGTCTCGGAGATGCGGAAAGGTGCCTGCGTAGCCGGTTCCTGGGGCAGGGATGACAGTGTGAAAAATGCATCCCGGGGCGGTTCATTGCATCCAGCAAGCAACAGCATAGCCACGCAACCGCACGCCTTGTACCGCAT